TTTCGACCCGCTTGCCGCAAACATCTGCAGCCAACGTACCAACGGTGTTGCCGTTCACGTCAAAGTAATTGCTGCCCGTATAGCTGCATTCGCTGCTGCGATACACCCACTGACAGACGTTGGCCACGATCTGACGCTTTGGCAGCTTCTGGCCCGCAAGGTCAAACTTACTGGCTAGCTCAAACGTCACACTGTCCCGTGACTCATTCGCTTTCCGATCCACATACCAGTGCTCATCAGGGAACTTGGCGTTTGGATCAGCAGTTGATTCACCATCCAAAAACTTCTTCAGCGTTCGAATCCGGCGAACCTCCGCTCCACCAAGGTCATTGCCTGCAGTAGTCGCGTTGACCAACAGCAAAAGCGTGGTCATCGTGCCGTCTAGGTTGCTGATCGTCAGTGTGGGACGGGGCAGCGTACCAGTGTTCGTGAAATCAAAACCCTCTGCCTTGACCGGGATACGGGTGTAAGCGTTGCCGTTAAAGACGACATTCCCGTCTACGTCTGCATTCGCACCAGCATGAAATCGGTAAACGTCCGTGCTGCCGTGCAGCGTGTTGTCTAAATGAACCTCAAAAAGCTCAATAATTGCACTGGGGTTGAGCTTGGCTAGCTCCTCATACGCAGAAGCAATCGCCGTCCAGACACAAGTGTTATCGGTGATCGTGCTGCCAATATCTGTTGGCCAACTAGGTTCAGATGAATCTGACGTTCCAGCAGTCGTACACCGGAAAAACAGGCCGGATGCTTGATCTGTTGTGGCACGTCGGATGTCGCCAACAGAAAATGCGGTACTAGCGGCCCAAGCTGCTACTGCCATTACGGTTCAAAGACTTGGCGGAACGTTGCCTGAATTGTGGCGCGATTTAAGTACGGAATCGACTTGCTCCACTGCTCGCAAACAAACTTTGAGGCACTGCCCTCGCCAGGTGGTGTGAAGTCAAAGCTGGCATAGTCCGCAGCTCGTGCATCCAAGAACGTTTCGATCGTGTCGGCATCAGTCTCTGACACCTCAAACGTCAAGTTAAAAACTTTGGGGTTCTGGTTGATGCCATACGTCAGCCTGGCTTCATAGCCATCACCAAACTGCACCTTACGAATGTTTGGTGCGCTGCTCTTTTGCAGCCCATACGTCGGTGTAATTGAAGGAAAGGTGGCCATTAGCGTGCGAGGAGACCG